TTTGGCATGTTTAAGAAGCGTAAGCAGAAGGGTGATGCGAACATGGAGGAAGCTATACAGAGAGCACTTATGAAGTTTGAACTCTCAGCAGAGAGGGGTAACACAAGATCTCAGGCAATAAAGTCTGCCATAGCTGACCTTAGAAAGAATGACTGGTATAAGTCTGCTACAGATATTCAGAGAGATGAGGCTGTAAGGGATATAAAAGAAAACTTCGGAATTAAAAGTAAAAAAGGTCCGTCCACAAGAAAGATACTGGGTCAACAGAAACGTACAAAGATTACCGTCACATTAGATCAGATGGCTGAGTACAAGAAGCAGATCAAGGAATGGAACAGGTCAGCAAGACTGGCTAAGAAGGACATAAACACAAGACGTAAGGAGCTTGGTGCTCTTGTTAAGTCTATGGTGAAGGGTGGTATCATGACGTCAAAGCAGGCCGCAATTCTTGTCGAAAGAGCCAGCAAGATAAACCTAGAGAACGAGGTGATTGTGAACAGGTTTGTGGAGTACGCTCAGAAGGTGTTTGAAAATGCCGAGTACGCACAGAAATTTCAAGAAGCAATATCTCTAAGGAGAAAGATTAAGAAGAATCTTAGAAGAGACAACCAGGCTGAGGTTATCTCTATGGGTAAAAAGTTTGCAGACATAGACCCTCAGATGGTTGAGGATATAGATGCATACATAGAGTACGCTGATCAGATGTATGAAGCCCTTAGGGCATCAAGGATAAAGGGACTTGAGGTAGACTTCAGTCAGGCCGCAAACCTTGCAGAGATGTCTGACTTTTATGATGAGGATATAGATGCATATATAGAGTACGCTGATCAGATGTATGAAGCCCTTAGGGCATCAAGGATAAAGGGACTTGAGGTAGACTTCAGTCAGGCCGCAAACCTTGCAGAGATGTCTGACTTTTATGATGAGGCTATAGCAAACCAGAACAAGATACTCAAGAAGGAGATGATTGCCAAGTATCAAGAACTCGGACTAACTGAAGACATGTCTATAGAAGAGATCAGAGAGATAGTGAACGCTATAGAAGGCAATGAAGTTGTAGAGGGTAAGGAGAAGGAGATCTTGTCATTCATACAGAAGAGATTTGGCGTGATGACAGCCATAGCAAAAGACATGATAGGCAGAGGTGTTAATCCATTCACTGGCGAGTCTATAGATATAACAGAGCACCAGAAGGACATGATCAAAAGGATGATAAAGGCGGACATATCTAAGATGGATATAAAGAACGCTATTAAGTTTGTGGAGTATATGGATAACTTTATAACAAACGAGATAACAAGCGGCCTAGAGTCTGCTATAAGTATATACGAGGGAGAGATGTCAATCGTTGAGCTTATGAAGAGCAAGGTCAGGGGTAGGATGCCTAAACTTGGACTTTCTGAAGCAATGGGAGAGCTTTGGAATAGGCAACTTACAAGTCTACCTGTCCTCTTTGATAGAATATTTCAGGGTACAAACAGGGGCCTGAAGGTCATGCAAAAGATAGGCGTCCAAGAGATAATGAACGGTAAAGCTAAAAGAACATCTGCACACAATAAGATCATGCAGGAGTACTCTAAAAAATTCATAGACGGAGACAAGTCATTCATGAATGCTGAAAACGTATACGAGAGGGGAATGGTAGCGTTCATGAGTAGAAATATTGTAGGCACACAGGCAGAACAGAAGATGGAGTTTGAGAGAAGAAAGAAACTGGTGGCCGAAAGTATAGAGACTCTAGAGAAAAGTAAAAAAAGAAAGGAAAGAAATAAGGCCAAGGTTTACAGAGAGGTGTACAACAGGTTAGGCATAATGACTGCTACCGATATCGCTTCAATTAAATCTAAGTCTTCGGCTAAAAATCTAGCCTCTGTAAACTGGTGGACAGATCAATGGGCAGACAAGTATTCAGACCTTGCAGACGTGAGCCTTTCTGTATACAATACGATATTAGGGACAGACACCAACTACACCCCAGACAAGTACAAGGTATTAAGTAAGAGGACAGACATATCAAGGAGAGAGGTAGAGGAAGCCGCAAATAAAACGGGGGCGTTTATGTCTGGGACTCATATAGATAGAAACAAGTCTGGTGTTCTTATGGAGACAACTAGACCTAAAGCACTTCCTGAAGGTAGATATGTAAGCTTTGACTTTGATATTGACAACTTTAATTCTATGGACAAGGCTCTCACGGATATATACACAGCTTCAGCGATACAAAAGTTTTACGGTGCATCTCAATCCTCTGACTTTGACGAGGTGTTTGGAGACACTGCTGGCTTGATCAGAGACAGGGTGGCATCGTACATTAAAAAAATGAAGGGTCGGGATGAGTTTACTGGAAATAAAGAGTTCAATAAGGTGCTTAACACTGTGGCTAAGTTTGGAGTCTCTAAGGCACTTGGGGGTGTATCTCAAGCATTAAAACAGACATTCCCTGTAATGGCGAATACGCTTGTTAACGCAGGAAGGTTTGACTTTGCTCAAAGAGAAGATCTTACATGGGTGAACGAATCAATGATGTCTATAGCAAACAGAGGTATAGAGGCAGAGACAGCGATAGATTCAGCAGACTCAAAGATAGATGTAAATACATCTGACACATTGAGATCTATAGGGAAGAAGATTGACTCACTGCAAGGCATGTACCTAAAGGCATTCCTACAGGCACCTGATGTATACGTGGCAAAGTCTTCATTTATAAGCTACTACAAGCAGTACATGAAGCGTAAAGGCCTGAGTACAGAGCTTAATCAGGGAGAGTATAATCAGGACGCATTGGAATATGCACAGATGATGGTCGACAGGCAGCAGAATATATCGGACAATGATCTGGCTGGAGAGTTTTTATCTGGATCAAGGTTTGCCATGACTAGAAAGGTTGTCGCACCATTCGCATCATTCGTTCTAAACCAAAAGGCAAGAATGATGGCAGACTTGAGGGTTTTGAATCCTGCAAACAAGGCAGTTACAAATGAGGATAGGAAGGCTGCCGCAAAATCTTTAACTGGACTTATGGTAGAGCTTACAATATTCCACACAATGTCAGCAGTAATAAGGGAGGCATTCAAGATGGCGGCCAAGGGACTGTTTGGAGATGATGATGACGATGACAAGGAAGAGGATGAGTGGGGATCTCTTGAGTCTAACAAAAAGATATGGGCCGCAGGTAAGTACGCAATATCTAGCGTTATAAAGGATATACTTTCACCATTCCCAGCTGGGGGTGATATGGCTGTGGATGCAGGTATTAACGAATTGATTGATATGTTTGATATAAACCTTGCAGATGAAGATGACGTTCAAAAGGCTGTGGATGCAGAGAATGAGATAAGATTGTTAAACAGAGAGGATCCAATGTCTAAGAAAGAAATATCAGAGCTAAGGAAGAGTATAATGGAGCAGGGAGAGATAAAGGTATGGGAGGATGAAGCTTTCTTGAAAGACCTTGGACTTTTAACTATAGGTCCAAATACAATTAAAGATCTTAACGATGCCTATAACTTTTACAAGGACGGGTATTACGTTGACGATAGGGGTAGGAAAGAGAAAAAGAGATACATACTTGACAGGGATAAGGAAGATTTAGGATTCGTTGTATTTGGAAAGTTTATGACAGCGATTGGTCTAGCTCCAAAGGATGTTGGGGATATCGCACGTTACGGACTTAAGGAGTTTAAAAAAGAAACTATAAGCGAGGAGAAGTATGAGAAGTACACAGAGATTAAGAAGGAGATAAAGAGAGAGCCTACGGATGGAGAGCTTTACCTTATACTGAATAGTGGTCAAGATGTAAAAAATGTAGTTAAAGATATTGAAATTCTTAAAAAACATTTTGGAGGTCTTACTGAAAAAGAAGCTAAAGAATATTTAAAATTAAAAGATTATAAATTATCACCATCAAAGTTTAAGATTGAAGAAATTAAAAAGGGTAAAACCGCAGAGCAAATTGCAAAGGAAAGAGATACAAGAATAAAGGAAACAGGAGATCCTATCTTGAGGCTTTAAGATTTATAGTGCTCCTCGGTATGACACCTGGAGCACAGGACCACACACTTTGAGATCTCTTTCATTAGCGTCTCTCTTCCGCTAAAGAAGACAGCCTCGCTCACGTTAAAGAGCTTGTCTCCCTTGTGGTGATGAAACTCTAGAGCCTTCTCTGTGAATCTTTCGCTGGTCTCCTTTGAGTATCCACAAGACGTGCAGCTAAGCTTAGACTTGTAGTCCTTAAACCAGTCTGTGTTTTTCTTTCTGTATTTATTTTTTACCGCCATATAGCATGATCCGCACTTCCTCCTGCGGTATTTGATTCCGTTCTTTTGACCTGCCGAATGATAGTTAGATATATCTTTCTCTATCCCGCAGGTGTTACAAATCCTTGTCTTCTCCATGAGACTTGTCTATGTCTTTAAGTATCTTTATAAGTCTCTGTATGCTGCCCTTAAGTTCCTTGGTATCATTATCAACAAGAGACTCGTATATGGTGTCAGTCAGATCGTTGACCTCGTGCATTATAGAGTTTACATAGTTTATATTGCTCATGCCTATAAATATATCTATTTTATATGTCGTAACACAGACCTGAAAGGTATTTCTTGTTCGTTATAGAGTAATTAACATCGTACATGTTTATAACTTTTGAGTCGATAAATCTGTTTATGAAGTCTTTCTTTACTGGATTTAGATCATCATCAAGTGCGAGAGGGACAGATGTAAACTTCTTGTGTATCCGTCTTATCTTTGTCCTCATAGATATCGCCTTGGCATTTATCTCTATGTCTACGCAGTACACACCTCTAGTACATTCCATTCTCTATCCTTTTCTTTATGACGTCAAGATCCCTGAACTGATTGCAAGACTTTAGATCCTCAAAGATGTCTCTCTTTAGGTCTATAGATCCTGCATCACCTTCAAGAGCGTTCTTGTACTCCATCGTGTCGATATCAAATAACGGATCCTTAGTCTTCTTGAATATCTTGAAGTTGTTTATCCCGTGTATCACGGTCGCATGATCCCTGTTGAACATCTTTCCTATCTCCTGAAGCTTGTATCCATTGCTCCTAAGGAATGCGTACAGGTAAACCCTCTTGTGTATAAGCTCTCTAAGTCTTGACTTACTGTTTAACTTGTCTCTTTCAATAAATTCTAATACCTTCTCTACCATTTTATTTGTTTTAAATTAAATTCCTAACCATCCTTCCCAAATCCTGATCATTTGGAGTCTCTTCAATTAAATTTGTTAATCTTTCATAAAAGTCTAAAGTTTTTTCATAATTTATGTTAAAATCACTATCATCATAAGCAACCCTTGGAACTGTATACACAGTGTCCTTAACCTGCCTCAACTTATTCAGATCTTCCATCATATACGTGTACCTCAATCCCATGCCTGTTTAATTCCTTTATTCTATAAACCTGAAGAGGTCTCGGCTTCTTACCAGGCCTCTTTACCTCGTAAAATACTGCGTCTGAGTCTCTTGGTATCGCAACAAGGTCAGGTATCCCTGGCTTGTTTGTCACCGAAAGCTTTATGACGTAGTATCCATCATCCTCAAGTTTCTTTATCAGCTTCGCCTGTATCTTTTGCTCGGTCATAACTTTGAACCAAATATAAACAAACTACAAACAAAAAACAAAAAGTTTAAACATCTTTTTCACAATCGTCAAACTTTATCTCTATCTGATTAAGACTCATGTCCTCGTAATACCTAACTCGTGACATCAGGCATCTCTTCTCGTGTTTGAGTCTACTTAGCTCTATGTTTATATCTACGATCTCCTCCCTGAGGTTGTGTATTTTTTTTTCAATCTCCTTGTCGGTCATAATCCTTTTTAAATATATTTGTAGTGTAACTTTTCTTCCTCTTTACCGCCTTGTATATCTTGTCCTCTATACCTCCCTCGCTGAATATCCAGAACACCTTATTGAATGTCCTGTCCATCGTGGTCATCCTGTCCCTGGCCTGCCAGTAGCTGACGGCAGAGAAGTCTATGTTGTAGAATACTAAGTACTTTGCATTCCTCAGAGATATTCCCTCACGTCCTGAAACGATCTGCAGAGCGATCGACTGATCTGTAGAATTAAATTCATCCAGGTCTGTAGTCAGGCTGTCACCAAAGACAGACTGAAGGCACTTTAGTTCCTCCTTAAACTTATAGAATATTCCGATCTTTGTCCCTTTGAACCTGTCACGTATAAACATGGCCTTGCTCTTGTCTATGGTCATGCTATTGCCAGACTCAAACTTGACAGTTCCGCTGTAAAGCTGATGAAGTTTCTGCATCAACTTCGCTGGTGTCTCGCCAAGTATTACCTCCTTATCTCCCTCCACAACGAGATCCTTAGACAGCTTGTCGCATATTGCGTATGTCCTGTCCAGCATCCTTACATACAGGGTCTCCTCCTCTATATCTGTAGAGAATCCCGCCTCCTTCTGAGTGTATGAGATCATGTATGGAGATACCGAAGACATTATCTTTCTCTCTATACCTCTTGAGTAGTCATTAACCATGAAGCTGTTTATCTTCTTCTGAAATACATTTACATAGTCCTGTGCCCATGCATAGAAGTTCTTGTAAAACCTAAACGGATTGTCTGGGTGTACATAGAACTGGTGATATATCTGGCTATAGCTCTCAGGAGTTATGGTTCCAGTCATCAGTATCAGCTTGGCACCATTCATTGATAGCATCTTTCTGATCTGTCTTGTACGTATACTTGGCTTTGGAAATGATGACATGGTGTGTGACTCGTCACATATAACCACATCAAACATAACATCCTCAAGCTTGTGTATGGACTCATAGTTTATGATCGTGATCTCAAAACCAGGCGACATCGTGTCATAGTCTGACTGTATGGAGGATATAGCCTTCTTCTTTGTCAGAAACAAAACCTTGGTAGCCCCGACAAGACTGCACACCTCAAGAGATGTGTATGTCTTACCAAGGCGTACCTCCATCGCAAGGCATAGTATATTGAGTCTGCTTAATATGTCGGCACCCCTCCTAGAGATGTCGACCTGATATTCTCTTAGCTTCATACCTTAAAAGTTTAATTTAACTTGCTCTTCCTCCTTCTTGATGAACTCAACAAATTTACCCTGAGCCTTTCTTGTGACCACAGGCTTGTCGTCGTACTTAAACTGTCCATAGCTGTCAAGCCATCTGTAGAACCTGCTGTGTGAAAGCTTAAACTTACCATAAGGACCGTAGTCTGGGTACTGCTCTATAAAGTTGTTGAACATCTCCATCCCAAAGCTTGACCTCTCAAGCTCTGTGTATGGATTGTCGTCACTGTCTGACCATTCCCAGAAGTCTGAGCATGTCTCTGCGATAAACTTACGCACCTTTAGATTCCTGAACTCGCATACCATCAGTCCGTTCTTTAGGTATACCTGCAGGTTGTCGATCATGTAGTTGTCAAACCTAGCCCACTCCATATCGCTCCACTCACTGAATAGCATGTGACCGAAGTCACTCTCAGGCGTGAAGCTCTTAGTGTAGTACTGCTTAAACTCAAGGTCCCACTTACGCCTCTCGAAGCTATTTCCCGCCCCTTTTATTGCGTAGTTTGTAGTTATCACAATCTTCGGAGAGTATTCGAAGGGTATATGTATCTCGTCCTTGTTCTTCTTCTCAAGCGTTATACCCTCAGTGATTATGGAGAACAACCTCTCGAAGTCAAAGTTCTTAGCTACGTCGTCAAAGACAAGCGTCTGCGTGTCCACCTGTACCCTCTGGTATGGGAAAGACTTCTGGAATGAGAATCCCTTTCCATCTATGATAACCATCTTCTTGATGTGGCTTATTGACTTGACAAATATACCCTTACCAGTACCGCCCTCAGGATTGTCAGATATAATCTCGTCATTAAGGATTACCGCAGGGCAGTAGCTGGCTGGCTTGTGTGAGTGCAACAGGTATCCAAGTGTTGACTCCATCGACCTAGTGCTGTCATCCCTGCCTCCAGATATATTCTTGATGAAGAACCTGAACTCAGAGTCCTCAAAGTCTGACTTAACAAAGTCTCTGTCGATCTTCTGATTCTCCCATACATGACCGTTTAGGTTCCTGTATGAAATAACCTCAACGTCCTCTCTCGTTACCTTTACGGCACAGTTATTGTAGTAAAGATAGGCCTCGTCGCTGGTGTCTACCATGAAGTTTGGCTCTATCCTTGAGACGTAGTTTAGGAATGTCTCCTGAAAGAACTTTGTATTTAGTGCGAAGAAGTTGTATACAGACATATCGTTGATGCCAAGAAGATAGTCAAGAACAAAGTCCTTTATCATGTCCTCATTGACGTCAGATATTGTGTTGTCTATGATCCTCACAAATACGAAGTTGTTGCTTCCGACTGGGTAGTACTTGTAGAACCCATTGTCCTGAAGAAATAACCTAAAAAGATGAGGGACCAGGTCTATCTTTCCCCTGCTACTCTTTGTCCAGAACTCCGTCATGTCTACAGACCTGGCGACCTCCTCGACATCTACGTCCTCATTGCTCTTCTTGATCACATCTATAGACACACCGTTCTTTATACTGGTGACTATGTCTGCCGTCTTGTCTATGTCCTCGTAAAACTTAGATCCATGTGCCGACGTGTTCTTGTATGCACTGCTCACTATCAAAGGTATCTCTGAAGACATATCTCCAGACGAGTCGTAAGAGTTTAGCGTCGACAGAGCGTCATCCTTAGATACACCGAAGTCATTCAGTGCGGACGCCAGGATGAACAGGTTGTTATTCCTCTGACCCTGTATCATTCCGTAGCTCTTGTTCCACCAAAGAGATAGCCTTCTAACGATCTCATTTGAGTCGGATATCTTTATGGTTGCCTTTATCTTTGTCTTTATTTCAACATCCTTCTCCATCTCTTCCCATACGGAAGATAGTTCGTTGATAAATATATCAGGATCATAGCTCTCGTAACATACCCTGGATATGTTCTTGCACGAGGTGTCAAACTCCTCGCATGCGTAATGCTTCTCAAGTGCCTTGAAGTACTTCTTGTGGTTCTTTGGATCTTTTGGGACCCTTACGAGTACCTTTACCCCATCTCCAGATGGTGATGTAAAAAGGCAGTACGTGAACTGGTCCTCAATAAGTTCCATTCGTTTAGCATGAAGGTGTTGATCGTCCCTAAACCCATCGAAGTCTAGGCATATTATACCGCTGTGCTCAATTATGGCACTGTCAAGCCTCTTTGAAAAGGTTCCAGAGAAGCAGATAGCAGGTAGTTTTTTCTTTAACTTGTTCCTGCTATCCTTGTCCTTCTCTAACCTAGCCTGACTTATAAGATCCTTAGATGCACCATTCCTTATCCTATCTATAGCCTTGCTTATATCTAGGTGGTATGGAGTGTCTGTGTCGTTTATTGTTTTAAAGTAAGTGATCATGATGAATGGTTTTAATTCTATTTATGACTTTAAAATATCAACAACTGACTCGTATTTAGAATTTATATTCTTGATCTTAAGAGAGAGAGACTTCATTGAGTCCTTGTACTCCTTAGAGTCCCTTGATGACTCTATAAGATCATTAGATATTGTATCTATTGTTGCAGAAAGTGAGTCTATGTTTTTAGATAGATTAGATATTGAATCTCTTATCTTTTCAAGTTCAATAGACTCCATTTCATTTATAGATGGCGTGCCTCTTTCTTTTGAGTTTAAGATGTCGTAAAGGCCTACACTATCCTCATCTATGGAGCTATCGTCCAACTCTGGGAAAACTCTTGACCAGTCCTTGTCAACCTGAATTGGCTCTGTTACGGATAGTAAAAAAATAAGAGCCTCTACGCTCAGTCCGACTATAAGCATCTCTGATGCGAATGGCCAGTGCATGATCTTAAATAGTGCACCCATTATAACTACTGCGGCACCTACTCCGTATGCGTACTTCATTATTATCTTCCAAGATCTGCTTACAAAAAAACTTTTTGAATTATTCATAATATTAAATTTTATTGGTTAAAAAAACACCGACTACCATACAGTCGGTGTGGAAAAGTTTTTACTGAGTATGGTCAGCTAACCAACAGAACTCTAACTGCTTTTCATCATGAAAACATAATGTTAGAATGGCATATCGTCCGCTTTGGATTCCTGTAATGGAGCCTGCTCCTTTACATCGATCCTCCAGGCCTCAAGTGTGTTGAAGTACTTGATGTCTCCCTGTGGTGATGTCCATTCACGACCTCTTAAATTAAAGCAAACCTCAACCTCCTGGCCCTCGCCAATCTGGTCTATAATGTTCACATTGTCTTGAACACACTGAAAGCTTATGACCTGCGGATACTTCTCCTGCATGTCGTTCACCACGAATGTTCTCTTCTTGAACTTGTCATTAACTTGTTCTGTGTCGAAGACCTTTTCAACGACACCTGTCATTTTAAATTGATTACTCATTTTATTTGTTTTTGGATTTTAAAAAATTTACATATTCATCGGCATACCTCTCGGCCGCCTCTAGACGGATTTCCATCTTATTGATGTCATCGTCAGTCAGCTCGATCTTTACAATCGTTGCACGCAGGCTGTCTGCGAGTTCGTCCATGTAGTGTAGACTGTCGTCCTCATTGTCTGGTATCAACTCCTCTGGAGTATTTACAAGCATGTAAGCGATCTCTCCATCTCTCCACTGCTCTCCAGTCTTATTGCTCAACATGTACAGGTACATCTTTACCTGCCACTCATAGACCGCTTTCTTAGGAGGCCTTGCAGGGAAGGTCTTCTTGGACCATGGCGACTTTATATCGATCACCTTTCTTCTTTCACAATCTACAATGTCTGGATGACCTGACATGCATCCGTGAGATAACGAGTAGTGGTCGTCAAACTCAAGGAGTTTGTGATGGTTGGTGAAGAATATCCTGTTGTATAGCTCTATAGAATCGTCCTCAACATTCGTACCCTTGATGGTCTCCTTTGTAGAGAACGATGTCTTGAAGTCATACATCTGCTCATCTATCGACTGCTCGATCAGTGTCTTCGCACCCTCTGGTAGTTCTACTGGTGCGTCACGCTTCTCTATCAAGTCGTCACGTTGTATGGCCTGCTTCTCGGTAAGAGTTATCTTACTCTTAAGTATATTTAGCGTCTCCTCCTGCTTCTCGGTAAGGCCATCTCTACCAGTGAACAGTGCGGAACAGCTACTTGCTCTTAGTCTCAACATCTTTCAGATCTTTAAGTTGTTCCTTACTCAGTTCGTATGTCGCAGATATCTTGCTGATGGTGGTGCGACCACTCTCTAAAGCGTTTTTAGCCTTGTCCATCATCTCACTCGTAAGCGTCTGCTTGGTCTTCTTAGGCAGCGGTCTGGTAGAGAAACGCAGTGCGTCCACCATTCCTTGAGGCGATTGAACCTTTTCCGTTCCAATGACTATCTGCTTGCCGACGTACTCATTGTAGTCAAACGTCCCGAAGAACTTCTCAAGTCTCTTAAAGTTTGATCTGTTGCATACCATCGGCTTGTCGAACTCCTTCATGATAAGGAAGACCTTGTCCTCCTTACCCATCTGTCCGACGAATACGTCTTGGTATATCTTCTCGATTGTTACTGTCTTTGGCTCATACTTTCCGTTAACTTCCAAGTCCCATGAGCCTAGGTACTTGTTGTCTTTCATTAAATTTCTCCAGTGCATATTAAATTAAATTAGGGTTTACAATATTAATAAATTTTTGTTAATCTGTTACGACATTTGTTGATTTTTTTTTGGATTATTTTTCTTCTGTCGTTAAGCACATCCATAAACTTGTCGTTGTTGTTGGATATGGTAATGCGTATTAAGTCATTGACCTTCAGTAGTTTATCTTGGTGTACCTTGATATTTACATGCATACATCCATCGATCCATCCGTCTTCGTTAAAGAATGTTAAAATATTTTCATCTACATCCTCGAACATGTCTCCTCTAGTCATGGTGTTCTTTACCTCTATACGTCCGTCATCGAACCTCTCGATCTTTACTCCGTAGTCTATGTAGTACTCGCTATCTCTTGTCGTGTATATCGACATCTCCTTGCTCTTCACAAGGTCATCCCAGGCCTTCATTGTTTTGCGTAGAATAGGTCAATAACCTCACCATTATTCTCCTCTACAGAGAAGAGGTAGGTGTCCTTGTTCTTTATCTGCTTTACGACAACGTCATAGCCATCTCTGTACTTTATGCAGTAGAAGATCATGGCTTTATTTCTTACATCTTTATCTAAAGAGTACCAAAATATTGGGACCTTTGAGTCCTCATAGACCTTTATCGTTTCGACATCAATACTGCTATACATACTGAATGCCTGCATGCACTTTTGAATCGCATCCTCCTTATCCTTTGATATGTATAGATACTCCTCCTTGTCTGTCCACACAAATCCATCAGGCACTGCGTAGTCTTGGCATATTGAATTGATTGATATTGTCATCATCAGTATTAAAATAAATTGTCTCATAGTATTAAAATTAAGATTGAAAAAAAGAATGTTACTGCCGATGCTATCATCCCGACCATACCTATCGGCACAAGTATGATCCTTATAAATGTGTTTTCGATTGTCGATGCCCAGTAGGACATCAGGAACATGGCTGAAAACATCGCCATTGAAGTTAGTGCTATCATTTTATTTTATTTTATTTGTTTACATTAGTTTGGTTGCAGGTCCTCAAGTATGATGCTAACTATACTTTCCTTTACCTCGTCTATCTCTGCATCTGGAAACATTATATTGAAGAAGTTCATTGCTTTTTCCTTGCTCGTCGCTATCAATTTTAATGTCTCTGTCTCGTCTCCATAACTGAACGTTATGTTGTATGCCTTACTTCCACTCATAACCTGCATATGTATATTATGTTACAATTCCTACCGAACTTTCTCAATGCGTCTCGGTAGCTTGACGCCTTTAATGTCTCTCCACTGCATAGGTTGTCGCCTATCATGTAGCAGATGTGGAAGCTATTCATCTCCAACCTCCTCTTTCTCTATAGATTTTAGCCGAAGCTCTCCTCTGTATTTACATTTATTGCAGTTCTTGTATGTCTGTACGTGAGAGAACTTATACCTCTCGTCGCAGTCTACACATCTGTATGTGTATGTCTTTATTTCTTCTTTACTCATTCCCAATAACATTTCTTTTTCTAACATATTTATTTTTTCCAAATTAATTTCCTATTAAACGAACTTATTCTTACTTTATCTTTATTCCTCTGATAATAGCTTTCAAAACTTATATTTGATTTTTCCTTAATGTAGTAAGGCCATAGTTTTTTCTTTATTTCTTCTTTACTCATCGTCTTATTTTATGTTTATAATTGACTGTGCCAAAACTAATAATATATATATCGATACAAATGTTTTAAAAATAATATCGTGTGTCTTTTCATTTATCTTCATCTTTTCTTGCTTTTTACTACCAACACATAGTGTAGGTATATGATTATTATTGGTATTATTATCCCAAGTGCCTCTCTCATTGGTCTCTTTTTATGATCCACATGCCAGGCAGTCGTCGTCCTGGTCAAGCTCTGGGTTGTCCTCTATCTCTGGATTCATCTGCTTCTTTAACTCGTATATCTGCTGGTGTGTCTCCATATCTTCATACAGG